CAAGATGCCGAAGACTTGCTTGCTCATGAGCTACACGAATACGAAGGTTACATTAATAACATGGTTAAAGCAGACCTAAATCAAAATCAATTTGATGCTCTCGTATCGTGGGTATTTAATTTAGGTCCTTCAAACTTTTCTAGTAGTACGTTACTTCAGAAAATTAACATTAAAGATTGGGATGATGTTCCAAACCAAATTAAAAGATGGAACAAAGTTAATGGTGTGCCAAACGAAGGATTAATGAAACGAAGAAACTCAGAAGCTTTGTTGTTTGAGGGCAAAGAATGGGGTACAGTCTGATTGACATGTTAGTTTGTAGATATTCACGGATATCTCCTCTCTCTCTTCAAACACATGTCATGGAGAATCAGCAGTCCTTTATATTCCGTTGGTTCTCCACCTAATGCTAAATTTAGAAAATATAAAATCTTTTGATGCTTTGTCTAAAGACGAGCAAGTAGAAGCTCTTACTCTTATAGATAAATGGAAAAACTTAAATGCACGAGACAGATGTAGAGGTGATTTTTTAGAATTTGTAAAATTTCATTGGGACGGCTTTATTATGGGTAGACACCATAAAATACTTGCCGAAAAGCTAAACAGAATATCACAAGGCAAATGCAAAAGACTTATGGTTATGTTGCCACCAAGACACTCTAAATCAGAGTTTGCTTCGACTTATTTTCCTGCATGGATGATGGGTTTAAATCCAAGTCTTAAAATTATACAAGCTACCACACAGCAGAACTAGCAGTAAGATTTGGTCGTAGAGTTCGTAACATTATTGATAGCGAAGAATATCAAGCAGTATTCCCTGACATTAGTTTGTCAGGTGACAATAAATCAGCAGGTCGTTGGACTACCGATGATGGTGGTGAAGCTTTCTATTCAGGAGTGGGTGGCGCAATAACAGGTCGTGGTGCAGATTTACTTATAATTGATGACCCACATTCAGAGCAAGATGCTATGTCACCAACAGCTATGGATGCAGCTTGGGAGTGGTATACATCAGGACCAAGACAAAGATTACAACCCGGTGGAACCATAGTTTTAGTTATGACGCGTTGGAGTACAAAAGACTTAGCAGGCAGGTTGTTAAAAAGACAATCAGAAACACACGCTGACCAATGGGAAGTTGTTGAGTTTCCTGCAATTATGCCTGACTCCGAAGAACCTTTGTGGGGTGAGTTTTGGAAAAAAGAAGAACTATTGTCTGTAAAAGCATCATTACCTATAAGTAAATGGAACGCACAGTGGATGCAAAACCCTACTGCTGAAAGTGGTTCTATAGTAAAAAGAGAGTGGTGGCAAACATGGGAAAAAGAAGGCATACCTGATTGTGGTTGTATTATACAAAGCTACGATACTGCTTTTAGCGCAAAAGAAAGCGCTGACTACTCTGCAATAACTACATGGGGAATTTTTGACCCTGAAGACGGAAGCGAAAATGCAATAATTCTGCTAGATGCAAGTAGACACAGAGTAGACTTTCCTGAATTAAAAAAATTAGCATTAGAAGAATATAAATACTGGGACCCTGACATTGTGCTTATAGAAGCAAAAGCTAGTGGCACACCTCTTACACAAGAGCTTAGAAAGATAGGCATACCTGTACAATCTTACTCACCTAGCAGGGGTCAAGACAAGGTTGCAAGAATGAACTCTATTGCACCTATGTTTGAAAGTGGTATGGTATATGCAACAGAAGATGCTTTTGCAGAGGAAGTAATTGAAGAATTAGCAGCTTTTCCATTTGGCGAACACGATGACTTTTGTGATTCATCTACTATGGCTTTAATGAGAATTAGACAAGGTGGCTTGATAGAATTGGACAACGATTATGCAGATGAAATGTCATTTGATAGAAAGGCATTAACATATTACTAATTTTATGGATATAATAGAAAACTATGGCAATTGAAAGACAACTAGGCACCGAAAATAACCCTGATGTAATAGACCAAAGCAAGTCTGTAGATGTTGGACTAGAAACCTTTAATGTAGACACGCCTGAGCCAACATTTGATGAGTCTTTGTTGGATTCTATGGAAATTAACATTACTGACGAAGAAATATCTTTTGATGAGCCTATGGAAGAAGAAGAAGAACAGATACCATTTGACGCTAATTTGGTAGATTTTTTAGATGATTCAGTATTAGGTTCGTTGTCTTCACAACTATTAAACGCTGTAGACAATGATAAAGAGTCAAGAAAAGAATGGGAAAAAACATACACCGATGGTCTTAAATATTTAGGCATGAGGTTTGACGAACAAAGGAGTCAACCTTTTGAAGGCTCTTCAGGTGTCATACATCCAATTTTAGCAGAAGCTGTTACTCAATTTCAGGCACAAGCATACAAAGAACTGTTACCTGCTCAAGGACCTGTAAAAACACAAGTTATTGGTCAAAGAAATATGAATACAGAAATGCAAGCTGAAAGAGTTTGTGAGTTCATGAATTATTACATTATGAATGAAATGCCTGAATATGACCCTGATTTAGACCAGTTGTTGTTCTATCTACCATTATCAGGTAGTGCATTTAAGAAAGTTTACTACGATGCAGCAAAAAATAGACCTGTATCAAAATTTATACCTGCTGAAGACATACTTGTGCCTTACGAGGCAACTGATTTGTTAGGAGCAGAAAGAGTAACGCACATAGTATCAATGAGCAGCAATGAAGTAAGAAAACTACAGCTTACTGGATTTTACGCTGATGTAGATTTACAAGACGGTCAAACTGCAACAAGAGATGAAATATCAAAAGAAATAGATAAGATATCAGGCGTTGAACCTGATTACACAGGTGATGAACAAAGAAAATTATTTGAAATACATACAGTAGCAGAAATAGAAGGTTTTGAAGACATGGATGATGAAGGAGAGCCAACAGGTCTAAAAATACCTTATATCATTACTATAGACGACTCATCTCAACAAATTTTATCTATAAGAAGAAACTATGAACCTGAAGACCCACTTAGAAATAAAATAAACTACTTTGTACAATACAAGTTTTTACCGGGACTAGGTTTTTATGGACTAGGTTTATCACACATGATTGGTGGTTTATCAAAAGCGTCTACATCAATACTAAGACAATTGATAGATGCAGGTACTTTAAGCAACTTACCAGCAGGCTTTAAGGCAAGAGGAATAAGAATTAGAGATGAAGCCTCACCATTGCAACCCGGTGAATTTAGAGATGTTGATGCACCCGGCGGCGCACTTAAAGACTCTTTGATGCCATTGCCGTACAAAGAGCCAAGCAGCGTATTATTTAGTTTACTTGGTTTATTAGTGGATTCAGGCAAAAGATTTGCAGCAATAGCTGATATGAATATAGGTGATAGTAACGCTGCCATGCCTGTAGGCACAACTGTAGCTTTATTAGAAAAAGGCACAAAAGTAATGAGTGCCATACACAAAAGATTACACTATGCACAGAAAAACGAATTTAGAATTTTAGCAAAAATATTCCAAGAATTTTTACCACCTGTATATCCATACGAAACAGGAAGCGGTGTAAAAGAAGTAAAAATAGAAGACTTTGATAGAAGAATAGATGTAATACCTGTATCAGACCCTAACATTTTTTCTATGAGTCAAAGAGTTATTATGGCTCAAGAGCTTTTAACAATGGTTCAATCTAATCCACAATTACATGGTCCACAGGGCATTTATGAGGCGTACAGAAGAATGTATGCAGCTTTGGGTGTAGATAATATAGAAACATTATTAATGCCACCGCCTGACAATACACCTAAACCTGTAGATGCAGGTATTGAAAATAGTGGATTATTACAAGGTATACCACAACAAGCTTTTCCTGAACAAAACCATGAGGCGCATGTAGAAGCACACAAAAGTTTATTTTTAACACAAGCCGTAATGATGAATCCACAATTGCAATCAGTAATAATTGCACATGTTATGCAACATTTACAGTTTATGGCTACACAAATGGCAGAACAACAATTGCCACCTGAAGTGCAACAACAGATACAACAATCTATGCAACAAGCACAACAGATGCCGCCACAAGAGCAACAAGGTTTACAGCTACAAATACAATCAATATTAGAAGGCTATAGCTCGCCAATATTGGCACAATTATCTAACGAATTTTTATCTTCAGTACAACCGCCACAGCAAGCAGACCCACTTGTTGCAATAAGACAACAAGAGCTTGGATTGCGTGATAAAGAAATTGACATGAAGAATCAACAGTTTATGGCTAAAGAACAACAAGATGCCATGGAGCAAGGAACTGAGCTACAACTACAGCAACAAAAAGCTGACCAACAAGCGATGATTGGCAATGAAAAAAATGACATCGCAAAACAAAGATTAGAACAACAAGCTGAGTTAAAATTAATAGACTTACAAGCGAGGATGAACAAATGACAAGTTCAATAAATGAAAAAATAGTAGAACAAATAAAAGCTAAAAAAGCTGAAATAAAAGCTACAGAAAACCCAACAAACGAAGTAACAAAGGTTGCACCTGTAGAAACAACAGAAGTAAGAGCAAGAGATGACAAGGGTCATTATGTTGCAGATGACTTAAGCACTCCTGATGTTAATGAAGCATGGGAAGGTGGTAAAGCACCTAAAAAAGCAAGCAAAAAAGTTGCTAAGAAAAAAACTACAGCTAAAAAAGCTACAGCTAAAAAGAAAGCTACAACAAAAAAAAATAAATAGGAGCAAGCAATGAAAGCAAAAACTTCAATAAAGATAAAAGGTCAAGGAAGTATACCTTTGTCACAACCAAAAAAAGTTAAAGTAGATTCTGCACATAAACCCGGATATGGTAAAGGTGTAAGCAGAGGTAAAGGTTCTGCTTTAAGAGGTAATAAATTTAACGGAATTTTTTAAATTATGGATATGTATGATTTTATTCATGCAATCCGTAAGGATTTGAGTGAAAGAGAGGAGCAAATCAAAGATATCTTAATGTCAGGCGGCATAAAAGATATGGAAAAATACCAATTTTTAATGGGCGAAATATCTTCATTATCCTATATTCATGATAAGATAAAAGAACACTTACATGAAAAAGGAGAGATAAATGAAAAGTGAGCCTAAAGAAAAAATTGTAGAAGAACAACAAGAAGAAACTATTAACTTGGACAAAGCGTTTGTTGAAGAGGACGACAGAGTTTTAGACCCAAGTTTATTAGATAAAAGTATTCTTGAAAGGATGCCTCAACCTACAGGTTGGCGTGTATTGGTACTACCTTACAAGGGTAAGGGTGTATCAGAAGGTGGAATCCAGTTAGTAAAGGAAACCATTGACAGAGAAACCCTAGCAACTGTTGTTGCCTATGTCGTAGCCATGGGTCCTGACTGCTATAAAGACAAAAAGAGATTTGAGTCTGCGTGGTGTAATAAAGGAGAATGGATATTAATAGGTAGATATGCAGGTTCTAGGTTTAGGTTGGCTGATGAAAGCGAAGTCAGAATCATCAATGATGACGAAGTGATAGCCACTATTTTAAACCCTGATGACATTGTTTCAGTATAAGGAGAAATTATATGGAAGAAGTAAACAAAGAAAATCAGGTTCAAGCAGAAGAAGAGCTTATTGTAGATGTTGTAGAAACACCTGCTAATGAAGCGCAAACTGAAGCAACCGAAACCAACTCAGGTGGTGACGATGAACTTGATAAATACACTAGAGGTGTATCAAAAAGAATTAATAAATTAAACGATAAAATTAGAGAGGCTGAAATAAGAGCAACCACAGCAGAATCTAAATACAACAATTTATCCAATGAATATGCTTCGGTAAAAAGCAGAGCTGCTACTTTGGACAAAAGCTATACTGAAGAATATGAAAACAGAGTAAAATCTCAAAGGTCACAAGCAGAAGACTTATACAGAAAAGCAAGAGAAACTAACGACCCTGATTTAGAAGTAAAAAGCGTAGAGCTTTTAAATAAAGTATCTTTAGAAGAAGAAAGGGTAAGATTAGCTAAAGTTCAGTTGCAATCTCAACAAGAACAAAGTTTTCAAAATGCGCCACAAAGTGTACAAAACACTCAACAACCAGTGTATGATAAACCTAAGCCTGATTCTAAAGCAGTTGATTGGCAAGAAAAAAATGACTGGTTCCAAAAGGATAGAGTCAAGACATACACTGCAATGGGTATTCATGAGGATTTGATAAACGAAGGTTTTGATGGTTCAGATAATGAATACTATGAAGAATTGGACAAAAGAATGACAAAGGTTTATCCTAATTTAAGGAATGAACCTCAAGGCGTTTCAAAGGATGCGAACTCATCTGTGCAAAGAGTAGCATCTGCTTCCACTGGAAGTCGCCAAGGAACACAAGGGAAGAGAAGCGGTATTAAGATTAATTCTAACCATGCTTCAGTAAAGAGTAACCTGAAGCCGTACGGAATGACGCAACAAGAGTGGCTGAAACGAGTAGGTAAAGAAATAGTTAAAATTGAAGGAGCAAAATAATGGATTTAGATGCAATTGATAATGTAACGCGCGAATCTCGTGATGGTGAGCAACACGATAAAAAGGCTAGAAGAAAACCATGGCAACCTGCAAGGATGCTTGAAACTCCACCCCCACCTGAAGGTTTCCAATACCGATGGATAAGGGCAGAGTATGTAGGAATCGAAGATAGAAACAATGTTTCTGCTAGAATGAGAGAAGGATGGGAGTTTGTCCGAGAAGACGAATTACCTGATTTCCCTTTACCTACTATTGAGCATGGAAGACACGCAGGAGTCATATCAGTAGGTGGATTGATATTAGCAAAAATACCAGTAGAGACTGTTGAAGAACGAAATGAACATTATAAAAATCGTAACGTGCAACAAAACGAAGCACTTGATAATACAATGTTTAACGAAGTTCAAGGCAACAATCGATATGTTAAATATAATTCTGATAGAAAATCTCAAGTATCATTTGGTAAAAAAAGGTAGGATAAAAATATGGCGAATAAAGACGCTTCATTTGGTCTCAAGCCTGTAAGAATGATGGGTGGCTCACCCTATTCAGGCGGACAAAGCCGTTATAGAATAGCTGCAAACTACGGAACTAGCATTTTCCAAGGCGACTTGGTTATGCAGGTAACTGGAGGCGGTGTAGAAATACATGCTGACGGTGGAACTGTTCCAATAGTTGGCGTATTCAACGGTTGTATGTACACAGACCCAACAACATCAGAGCAAGTATTTAGTAATTATTACCCTGCAAGCACGAACGCTTCAGACATAATTGCTTTTATACATGACGACCCTAATACGGTCTTCGAAGTCCAAGCAGACGACACTTTTCCAGTGGCTGACTTGTTTGGTAACTTTGATATCGTCTATACAAACTCAGGAAGTACCTATACAGGTATCTCAGGTGCAGAGTTAGACGTGACAACAGGCGCAACTGCAACAAGTTTGCCGCTAAAAGCAATTGACGTAAGTCAAGACCCTGATAACTCAGACGTTGCTTCAGCAAACACAAATGTTCTAGTTGTAATTCAAAATCATATAGCAGGCGTTAAAGGCGCAGGCTTAGCATAAGGAGTAATTAGATGGCTATTTCACGCGCACAATTGGCGAAAGAACTGGAACCCGGTCTAAATGCACTTTTTGGACTTGAATATGACGAAAACCAAGAAGAATACAAAGAACTTTATTCTATAGAAGACTCAGATAGAGCTTTTGAAGAAGAAGTGCTTGTAGTTGGATTTGGTGCAGCTCCTGTCAAGGAAGAGGGTGCAGGCGTTAATTTTGATAGTGCTTCAGAAGGCTATACAGCGAGATATACACACGAAACTGTGGCTCTTGCTTTTGCTTTAACTGAAGAGGCTATTGAAGATAACCTGTATGACCAATTAGGTAGAAGATACACAAAAGCATTGGCTCGTTCAATGCAACACACCAAAGAAGTAAAAGGAGCAAATGTATTAAACAATGCGTTTGATGCTAACTTCGCTATTGGTGATGGACAGCAATTAATTTCCACAGCACATCCGTTAGCGGGTGGTGGAACAGCTCGTAACAGAGCTACAACAATGGCTGACCTGAATGAAACTTCACTTGAAGATAACATAATTGATATATCAACATTTGTTGACGACAGAAATNTAACTATTGCAGTTAGACCTGATAAATTAATAGTACCACCACAATTAACATTTGTGGCTGACAGACTGTTAAATACAACAGGAAGAGTTGGAACATCAGATAACGATATCAACTCAATTAAGAATCAATCTTCAATGCCTAACGGTTTCTCAGTAAATCATTATCTAAATGACCCTGATGCATATTTTATTATGACATCGGTTAATTCAGATGGTGAAGGACTAAAAATGTTCAATAGAACAGGAATGGAAACTACAATGGAACCTGAATTTTCAACAGGTAACATTAGGTA